CATGCGCTCATTGTCTAAGGCACCTCCCATCATAGATTGAAGCTCCCCGCGCCACTCAACGGAGATATCCACGCCGAACATATCCTTTACCTTTTGGCAGCCATCTTTTAGCTCCGCAAGCCATAGCGCACACTTAGAGCGCGTCTCCAGATTGTTTGCGGCCACCTCCGCCTCGCCCACGCCGGAAGCTTTATACAGATTCGTGTTAGGTATGCCGATATCTGTCAAAAACATGCAGCGGATAGACCGCATTACATCCAGCAGCTTATCCGTGATAAAATTCTGGCCCACATCCTGGTTAAACATCTCCACCTGGAGCTTGTTATCATCATCCAGCAGATTTTTATCGAAAAATACCGCCGGCTCTCCGGAAGCGAAGTTATCATACAGCTTTTTGAAGCTCTCCGCCATAGCCTTATTCTTAGCGCCAAAGGCGAAAGAGAGCTTGCTGTTAAGCAGGTTTACGCCGGCAGCCTCGGCAGCCAGGGCCATAAGATCGCCGTAGTAGTCTATGATATCATACAACCCCTTATAGTCCGGCTCCAGGCGGAGCAGCACGCAATCCTCTCCGATCACCGGCTGGTATGTCTTTTCAAAGAGCGGGTTAGTGATAATCCCGTAGCGTGGCGCATAAAACACATTAAAGCCGCCCAAGCCACCATGTTGCGGGATAACGCCGTAGCGGTCTGTATCCAGGATAAAGATATACCCCCACACATAGAGGACATAAAGAAAATAATTCTTGTCCCAACTCTCCGGTATCTTCCACTCAAATACAGAGATACCCTCCTGGAGCAGATAGCGCTTAAAAAACCTGGCAAGCCCGGTATTTTTAACATGTACCGTGCTGGGGCTTACTATGCTATTAGAGGCATTGACTATGGGATAATAAAATCCGTTAAAGTCACTCATAGAAAAATCCTCCTGTCAAAAACGCTGCGATCTGGGCCAGCTCCGCGTCCGTGGCCGGAGCGGATATATCACCATCCGCGCACAGGATATAGCCGGATAAGGAGCCTAATAATCTCTCCTCACATAAAGCATATCCCTTTTCTTCCGGAGCTTCCAGCGTGGAGGGATAATGAATACAACAGGCGTAACGCTTAGAATTAAGCGCTGCCATACCTCCGCCTATGGATCCGGGCGTAGCCGCCGGATTCATGGCGCTTATGGCATTAAGTATGCCGCTGCCTGCCTCTGTTAACCCGCCTAAATTATTGGTAGCGATACCGGCAGCAACGGACGATCCGGCACCTAATAAGCTGGTAGCAGCTCCGGCAAAGTCTATACTATTACCGGCCAGCTCTAAAGGGATTCCCAGCTGGCAGCTGGCACATATCCCCAGAGTAGGTATAGATAATGTAGCCTGTCCGGATATTGCGTCCGCTACGATCTCCGCCGGTAGCGTAGATACGCCTGCGCCGTCATCATAGCGGATCACCTCCGGACCCGGTATAACAAAAGTCCCAAAAGGCGGAAATACCACCTTATAATGGCTATACGGCTCCGATAGCTGCCAGTAGCGATCTCGCCCCAGATTGCTAAAAGTAGGAATCCTTATATTAAAGGTAAAGCGCGTTATAGGGCTTGCTAAAGATTGTAGCGCCACCCCCAGATTCAGCTTACCCAGCCATACATTAGTAAAACTCCCTACCGGCGGGTAGTAGGGCAGCCACATTACACTATTAATGTACTGTATGGGATTGTAGACGCTCTGGGCGATTTTCTCACCGAAAATAGCCAGAGCCTCGCCAATATCGGCACCTAAAGAGGACCCATCCCATACACCATCCATAGCATTAAAGCAGCGCTGAATAATCGTCTGTAATGCGCTGGGCGCTACGGCCAGATAGCCGGCACCATTAACATTAAAGGTATTCCCCTGGCCTACGATACCGATAACAACGGCACCCTGTCCAAAGTCCTTGAAAAAGTCCGGCTGCTCAATATCGATACTCTTATGGAATGTAATGGCCTGGGCTGGATACATCGTATCCATTACATATTCGCCCCACTCGGACGCACTGCGTAAAACATACTTTCGGCTATCTCCGATATAAGGCTTATAAGTCCCAAGCACATCCACGGACATATTAGCCACCCAGCAGCGATCCTCATAAGTCCAGTTATTGATCCAGTATTGCCGGCCATAAGCCGGGATCGCTGCATAATTATAAGTAGGCGCGCCGCTTCCGTCCCACTTAAGCATAATCATTGGATTAATGATAGAGCTTTTTTCCTTAAGGACGCAATTATAACTCGCGCCGCCGGTGGGCGCTTTGGTACTGTTACGCCGTTTCGATATTGTGGAAAAGTGTACTGTCATATCCTTACCTTATTAAGATATCCGGCGCCCGCTGGTGGGCGGCTATGGGGATGGCCAATCCCGCGCCGGAAAAGCGGCCGATCAGGAGATATTTATGAACAGACCCGCGCGATACGGATTAGTCCAGCATAAGTACTACGGCGTTTTCGGAGAAGTCATTCCAGTAACGATCCGTAAAGTGCCAGTACTGGTTATAGTAACCACCTCTGGCGTTAAATGGCGTAGGCTGCGCCCACTCGTTAACAACGGTATAGCCGGCAGCCTCCCGATCAATCAAGACGGCCAGCACCTTATCACTCTGGAAAGTACCGTCAACGATAGCGCCGGTATTATCCATGTAGGAGCATGCCACATCGATACCCTTAGGCTCCTTAATGCTCTGCCAGAAGGTCACGCCCTCATAAGGAAGCAGCCGGAGATAGTCATCGTTAAAGGTATTGGACAGGACAGTGGCGTCAATGGTATTGATATCCGGCGTGAAGATATAGAGCCTCTGATCCCTTACCGGGCTATGCCGGGCAATATCATTATCATCCACGTTGGCGTGGTAGATATAGGACCGCTCCTCCATGCTCTGGGAAAGGGTCTTGATCCGGCCGAAGAGCCAACGGGCGAACATGGGGAAGTTACCGGGGTCATACACATTGTAACCGGCGGGATCCTCTCCGATAAAATCACAATACTCTGTGATAAGATGGATAACCTGGGGAGCATTGGCAGCGCTCACGGTCCCGCCAATCAAATTGCAGATCGTGGAGCGGGCGGTATTTTCGTGGGCCTGCTCAATCATATCCTGAGCGTTACCCATCATCATTCCCAGGAATCGCTGAAATTCCTCCGGGCTATTGAAAGCGCAATCCAGCTGATCCCGGAAGATCGTCATGGATTTCTGCCAGACATTAGCGCCGTAGAAATTGGTCTGCAACACCTTAGGCTTATTCACCTCGTACTGATCGATGGATTCCCCATCCACAAGTTTAAAGCGATCATCCTCCTCGAAGGGCTTATCCACGGCGTTGAGCTTCCGGACATGGTTTCCGTAGCGGAGCGCGTCCGCTTCCAGCCCCCGGAATTTCCGATTATAAGGGCGCACGGAAAAGATAGTCCGGGAAAGCACCTGGCTAATAGCCGTTGCCAAAGGGTCAAACCCGCTTTTGAGGGCGCTCTGGGCGATCGTGACAAACTCGCTTGTATTGACCGGAGCCAGAACATTTTTACCGGTGGCCTGTCCGACGATCTCCGCCAGGACGGTACTTAATTGGTTAAAAGTAAGATCGTTAACGCTCATTTCTTATCCTCCTCGTAAGATCTTAATAGCACCTTTGCCAGCACATCATCGGCTGACTCCGGTTTATTCTCAAAGCCATCTCTACGGATATTTCCCGCTGTGATAACTCCGGTTAACTTTTCAATAGAGGCAAGTACCGCGTCCAGGTTTTTAGACTGCTGCTCCTGCTGCTTCTGCTGCTCCCGCTGCTCCTGCTGCTTCTGCTGCTCCTGCTGCTCCTGCTGCTCCTGCTGCTGCTCCGGCTCATCCATCACCAGGGCCAGGATCTTATCCGCCTCGATACCTAACTCCATCATCCGCTTAACTAACGCCTTATCCATATCTCCCTCCTTAATCATTATCCGCAAGCATTGTCTTTATCTCCGCCAGGATTTCCGTATTCTTTTCGATAACGGTCCGCATGGCGTTAAGGTCCTCCCGGTAGCGCTCCGTATCCCGCTCCATCTTCCACATCAAAATCAAACACATGGCAATAGGAAATACATAATTTCCCAAAAGGTTAACAATAGCTTCCATCGTATATCCTCCTTAAAGTGGGCGGATAGTGCGCCGCGGTAGCGCCCCGGCGGGCTTCCGGCCCTCCGCTTGCCGGGATCCGCCCTAATATTTCCATAGCATAAAATGTGGATAAAGTCAACACTTTATCCACAAGTCTATCCACATATCCACAATGTTATCCACTAATCAACAATTTTACATGGTGCATATTCGTTATTCAATACTATTGAATCATAACCGATTATTATTTCTACACCATTATCTTTTACTAAATTTTCTATTTCATCTTGTTTTAGACTTCTTATTCCGCAAGCGCACCAATCCGGCTTAATTTTATCTGTCTGTTTTAATAGCTCTTTCAATGTGATATCTTCCGGCGCTTTTGCTGTGAATGAAATATCACATCCATCTAATAAGAAATACATGAATTTCGTTACTTTCATTCTCCCCCCTATTCAAAAAGCTTTTTATAAATCGTCTGTACCCGGAGGTTTTCAAAACTTATCCGCTTCTTTTGATAAGCTCTCCATATCTCCGGATGGGCGCGAAGAAAACGCCTCCGCTCCGTTTCGTTCGCCTCGTACCGCTCCGGAGCGCCCTCTATCTTTTCCGATATATAATAGCCGCCTCCGGCCTTGTGGCGGTAAATACATATCCCATAGAGCGTCGCCACCGGGCGGTATTCCTTAAGCGGCCGGGTTCTTATCATTTTCCGATCGTGGATATTAAACTTATTTTCCAGGGCTACTTCCGAAAAGCGAGTCCCTTTAGTCACCCGGTACAGAGCCGTTTCCTTTTTCTTTTCCTTAAATGATTCTCCGGCCGGCATGATAAGTAACATATCGGAGCTTTTCTCCCGCTGCTCCTGTCCACTTTCCTGCATATCCATAAGATCATCACCGATATTGAAGCCCGCCACGATATCGCCGTAGATCACATCAGAATTAGATAGCAGCAGCACCTTTACCGGCGGCTTACCCTCGATCTCCCGGTTACGGCCAATCGTTTCTATGGCATTAAGCAGCGCCGTAAATGTGTTAAAAGTTATCCGCTCATCATCCTGGGGGATAAACTCATCATAGATAATTAGATCTATATCGGATCCATCAAAGCCCCTAACATTAGCAAAGGTAGACAGGGCGGCTGCATAGCCTAAGAGCTTATTATCATGCTGCCTATCATAAAAGCGGCCGATACCCTTAGAGTACTCCGGCTGGATATCCATCTTGTTATCCTCGTTGATCTTCTTGTAAGGGTGTAGCGCCGGATCCGTGACAATCTCCAGGATCCGCTGCGTCCGGCGGAAATACATATATCGGATATCTTTAAGAGCGCACTCCTTAAGCACTCCGTATGTTTTCCCGCCGCCTCTGGCCGATACCAGGATAATAAAAGGATAAGGAGCGGCGATTACCGCCCCCATATCCAGATAATCATTATTAAGGTACAGATTATCAATCATCGTCCTCATCCCGGCGGCGCTTCTTGCCACTCTTTTTATCCTCGGCTTTACCGTCCGCAAAGGTGATACGGTCCACGATTACATCAAAGCTGGAGCGCTTATTGCCGTCCTTGTCCTCATAGCTGCCCGTCTGGATATGTCCGGATACGCCTACCCGCTGGCCCTTGTTAAGGTAGTCCCCGGCAAATTCTGCCGTCTTTCCAAAGGCGGTGCAGCGGATAAAATCCGTATCCTCGCTGCCTACGCGGTCCACCGCCAGGGTAAACTTGGCAATATCCTTTTTATCGCCTTTCTTACCATACTCGCTCATTTCCGGCGCTGCCGTAAGTCTCCCGATCAAGTTAACACTATTCATTGTTTCTTCCTTTCTGCCCTTTCCGGCGGGCCACCGGTTTTATTTTAGTTTAGTCGCGTTTGCGATAAACTTTTCGATCGTCTGACCGTAAAGCCCGGGTTCCCGGCTTTTGATCTCCATAGACACCACAAGGCTGCCGTTCTTATAAGCTTCATGCCCTACCGACTCCTTAAGGGCCTTATCATCCAGGGCGGTTATGATCGTCTGATCCTTTGCCCTATGCACTTTCCCGGTCTTATCGATCATCTCAATATCATAGCATACCCGGTCAAAGCTCCTCGTTACCATTCCATGCCTAACGCTTGCCATCTACTCCTCCCTTCTCGCATAAGCGCTCGATATCCAGCCATACCGCGTACCGGTGTCTATCTCATACCATACCCGCCCGCGCGGATCCACGCCGAAGCTGCCGGTATATATGTAGAGCCTGTCTTTAGGCACGCTGGTTATTTTCTGGGCGCTGGTCCTGGGCGCGGACCGGATATATACGCTCCCGGTAGTCCGGATATATCCGTAGGGTGCTTGCGGATCCTCGCCGTCTGCTTCCACCACTATGGCACTATGCCCCTTAGTCCTCGTAATGAGTATATCTCCCGGGCGGAGAGCGTCCGGCACCTCGCAGTGATCCGGATCTGTGTACCGGGTAAAAGCTCCGGTAAGGTCAAGCGCCGCCGGCTCCGTGGCCGTGTAAAAGTCCTGGACATCGATACCGGCATATAGAACGCATACCCGCGTCAACCTCGCACAATCGGTCTCACAATCCTCTGTCACCTGGGATACATCATAATTATATTTCATGCTGGCCTGGTATAGGGTCTGGTTCCGGTTCTGGTTATATCCGATATGGGGATTATTGCACGCCGCCAACATACACTCGGCTATTTTGGCAGCGGCTCCGCTATCCTTAGCCCGGTATACATACCACCCCAGATCATGCTTATACCATTCCTGGAGACTTACCTCGCCGGAGTAGTCCGGCTTCCCTGTCTGCTTCTGATCGCCGGCTTTACCTCCGGAGATCTGCCCCCGCTCATCGTGGCGGGCGCTGCCTATAATTACTCTACTCATTTTCACCTCCTATACGATCATATAACTGTGCCAGGAAATATATGACACCCTCCCAATTTCCAAATACCTCCACACTATCCTGCCAGCTAACTTCATAGAGTTTTGTTTGAGGGTCGATATAAATTCCAAGAGTGTGCTTGATTTCAACATAATGGCGAATACACGCCATAGCTTTTTCAAGATCAGTCATGCTGTACCTCCTTCATAACCGTATCAGTATCGATATAGTCGGCGTTCCATGTTTCAATAAGTGCCTGGAGCGCTTCTGCTCCGGGATTCCTAAAGCCTCGATATTTCGGGCAGCGTGCTTTACCCTTGCGGAACATGGGTAGCCCGGCCATCTTCCGGCTGTTGTTTGTAAACCGTGGGGCGGGATATTCTCCCGCCGCACTTTTGCCGTATAACCTATTAAGCCTCGCCTTAATTTTCAGATCCATAAAACACCTCCACCTTAGCCGGCTCGTAGGGGAGCTTGATATTTCCCGCTTCTACTTCATCATCGTAGCGCTCGGCAATCCATGCTATTAAGCTTTTCCAATCTTCCAAAATTTTTCTCCCGCCGGCAGTTACTACCAGATATCCGATACCTTCGTCTTCAAATCTTACAAGATGAATATTAAAGGTGTAATCGTTCTCTTCACAATAGGCAATATACGCCTGCGCCTTAGAATATGCTCCCTGTCTATAATTAAAAACCATGATAGCACCTCCTTATCCGCGATATTCTCTAAAAAGCATTCTTTCAACAGTTCCCGATACGGCTGCTGCTCTCCGCTTAGCTCTCTCATTAAATTCTTTGCTGCTCTCGTCCAACCTCTGCCATATCTGGGTGAATAATTGCTTTTGACTATCCCGCTCCGGCCTTTTGTGGCGAATTTCATATCCCCTCTGTATCATTTTCTATCTCCTTTCTTTTCATGCGAGGCGTTTTTTTACTTCCTAACTACTTTTTCCAGTTTAGCGCTGGTTCGTCCTAAATCCTCTTTCCGTACCCTATAAATACCATCGCTATTAGCGTGGTAACGATAAGTCTTAGTATCGTATGTTCCAGCATTCCAACCACTGTTTAACTTAGCGGATAAAGTATCATATTGTCTTGCATTCATTTTAACCATGTTGCACTCCTCTTAATATGAAACGCCTCGCACAGATAATATAGCATAATGGGCAAACCGTGTCAACACTTATTTTGCCTTTAATTTAGATTTTTCCTAAAATATCTCTCCGGAAATGATAAAGCGCCTCCCGGCTTATCTCCGTAAGATCGTAATATTCCCGAGTATCCTTTAGCGTGTACTCCGTGGGGGATATGGTAACGCAGGGGGTTATATGCAGCCGGTGTCCGTCTATCTCCATGGTCTCCCGGATATGATCGTTATAGCTTATCTTATTTTTATTAGCGAAAACAACCTCATCCGCCAAAAACGCCGGAAGCCCTCCCAGCTCCGCCAGGATCTGCCCGCCGGAAATATGGTCCTCGTCCTCCCGGTTAGGCACTCCAGCGATAACGGCAGTTAACTTTTCATCCTTAATATAGGCATACTTTTTAGCTCCCCTTGTGGCAAACTCGCAGTAAGTCCCCTCACTCTCAAACATAGCGATATAATGCACCTTGCCTTTTTTGTCCTGGGCTTTATAGCCGCCGTCCTCGCATGCCTCAATTATAGGATCGTTTACCGGAGAAAAGTCCACATCTCCGGTATATTTAACGCTGTCCGTATCGCAGTAAATAAACTCGCCGCCCTGACGCTCCACCTCCCGGATCGCATGCCAGAGACGGCGGCGGACATTAGCCGTACACCATACCCCCCATTGATAGGGGAAAAAGGCATGCTTATTGGCTTCCTCTAAGAGCAGCTCTCCAGGCTTCCCCTCATACTCATACCGTCCGGGTCCTTTATAAATGATATTATCCTTAACCGGATTCTGGGCGCTCATGCCATAGATAGCGTTAAACTTATTTTTTATCTTGTCGCGGAGAATCCCCTTTTCAAGCTCGGTCTTAGCCTTAAAGTATTCCATGATTAGATCCTTAAGCGGCTCCGGTAGATAGCCATAACGGGCATGCTCCATATATATAATGTTAACATAATCCCAGGTATATTGATCCTCGATTATCTCCAGATCCACATCGGTTAAGGTAGTCTCAAGATAATCCGCCGATAGAATCCGGCCATTATCCAAGGATACCCGCTTTGTATATCGGCACTTACTATCTGATATATATGGGCAGCCCTCAAAGGGATCCTTAAGCCTTAGTCCCCACATCTCCAGCCGGATAAGCAGCGCTTTTTTACGCCGCTTCCGTAGATCTTCAAGCTCTTTCCATGTAAAGTTTTTGGCTATCCTAAACGGCCCCATAGGATAACGATCTATAAGTTGGCTTCCAGGGTATGCCGATACCATGTCGACGCTATTGACTTCCTTTAATATTTGCCTCGCAAAATATCGGTTAGCGTGAGTATTTCCTCCGCGAAACGCCTCTCGGAGCATATTGTAGGTATCCCAATCCGGCAGCATGTTTTTTAATTCCCAATACCTTACCCGCCGCATAGCTGCCTTTACATCGCGCCGGACATAGCCGGTACTGGTGGCGGGGATAGTGTAGAGGGTATCGCCGTCTATCTCCATTTCCTTAATAATAGCCTGTACCAGTCCCTTTACATCATTGATACAATAGTCAAGCTCCGCCTGGCTAAGCTCGGTCCAGGGATATCGCTTTTTCTCATAATCCATCTTTAGCTTAAGGTTTTCCACGCCCAGCTTGTCTAAAAATGTTTCCAAGCGCATATTGCTATGTCGATAGCTGCACCTAAGCTCTATATGCTCAAACATATCCGCACGGATGGGAGCGCGCCGGTCAACGCAGAAAACATCATCCGGCTTAAAGCCGTAAACGCCGGAGAGAAACTGAAACTCAAAAGACAGGTTATGAACATACATAACCAGATAGATATCATCATCCAGATCGTCCGTGATATGCTGGCAGAATGCCAAAAAATCCGGCCAGGTCCTACCTATAACAGTAGCATGCTGCCCTATCTGGACCATCCATATATACATAAAAGATATATCATCCGTTAACCGCGTAGTCTCAATATCAAAAGCGCATACGATATCAAGATATCTCCTCCGGTTCTTGCCTACCCTTTTACCGCTTTTCCTGGCTAAAACCGGCACAGAGCTAACGATATCCGGCGGAACGGATCGCCAGTCTGTATAAAGCATTTATATATCCCCTCTATCCTCCATATATTCCAGGAAATAATCTTCCAATTCTTCCTCCGTTAGATCATTCTCCTCGTACAACTCATAGAACAAATCTACATACTCATCGCTGTCATAACTTTTCTTGCTGCCATAATACTTGTTAACCATGCCTAAAAATCTACCAAGAGCCGGCGCGTTTTTCTCCGTTACCCAGGTATACCCGCTGTTTCGCATAGTCTCTACATATTGTTTTTTGGCTGATTTCTGCCCGCTTACCGTACTTGTTTTCAAAGATAGGAAGTATGCTACATCTTGTAGTGATTTTCTGGCTTGTGCTAACTCTTTATCTTTATCCTTTTGGCTGGCGTTCTTTCCCAGAGGCTTAGCAAAAGGATTAAACTTGCCGGAGTATGTTTCATAAATGTAGCTATCCGGCAGCTGCTCTCCCAGGCGCTTAAGTCTTTTCCTGGCTGCCTTAGCTAACCGGCTATATTCACCTCTAACTGATTTCAAGTCTGGAAATAGGCTGGAGGATAAGCTGGTTTGATATACTTGATAATCCAGTTCGCCAAAAACATCTCTACGCTGCTTAGATTGTTTCCGATTCTTTGCCATAACGATACACCTCCACCGGTATAATACACCATCCATATTAAGCTGACAACACACTTGCCGCAAATCCGTTAATTGCCTTAG